TTCAAATTAAGTTAAAAATTGAAAAACAGAAAATATAGCGAAGTTAATCGGAAACACGCAAGTAAAGGCACAGAATTTATGTAAAATAAATTCAGTAAATGTCGCAAACCCGTAGGGGCGTTCATTGGACGCCCGCCTTGATGATACTGTTTGCTTATTCACATAATTTTTGATGTGATGAAAATTGTGCATTCAATTTTGCACGCAATGCGTGCAATCGTGTGCAACGCACACGAAGGGGAGAACACGGTTCGCCGCTACATTTTAATATCCACACAAAAACAGGCTGTACGCAATCTGTACAGCCTGTTGCTTTATGGCTTTCTTGTGCCGCAACCGCATGTTCCGACATAATTTTGATTTATCTTTCCACACTTTGGACATTGCCAAACATCGGTTTGAGCTGAAATCGGTTCAAAATTCGGCTTTTGACAACTACAGTTTGAGCAGTATCTTATGTTGGCAGGATTTGAATTTCCGCATTTCGGACACAGCCATTTTGTACTTACTTTCGTTTTTTCGCGGCTTTCTTTTGTAATATAACTGTCAAATGCTTTATTTGCCGATGCGTTTACTTTTTGAATTGCACATGCAAAAATTATTGCAATTATTTCGAGAAATGCCGCAATCATCATACCTGTGAGATTTTCATCACGGTGATGATCTATATAAGATGATACATTCATTATAAATACGATTGTTGAAACAATTTCTAGAATAATAAATATAACTATATATACCATTCGTTCAGGGTGCTTTGCGCGGAAATCGGCAATAAATTCTTCTTTGTTTTTTATTGGTTCTTCATGCTTTTCGGTATGCTGTACATTATAATTTTGATTAGAAAAATTATCTGATACAACATTTCCTATTTGTGCGCCGCAGTGCTGACAAAATACACTTCCGTCAGCAATTTGTTTGCCGCATTTTTGACAATACATAAATAATTCCTCCTTAAAATTACTGTGAAAATTCACAGCTCATATGAGAATTATAATGCAGATTTTCACACTTGTCAATTAAAAATCTAAAATTTCTCATAATTTTAAACAAAAATTCGCAAAATACTTATAATTAAGTTATTAAATATATGAGGTGATATTATGATTGGTGAACGCTTACAGGAACTTCGCAAAGACCACGGCGTGTCGCAGGCACAGCTTGCAGAGCTTTTGGGCGTGTCACACTATACGATATCATCATACGAATGTAACCGCAGTGACCCCGACGATAATTCAAAAATAATCATTGCAAAACTTTTTGATGTGTCGGTTGACTATCTCATCGGTCTGATTGACGAACCGCTCTCGTTCAACCGCAACATTCGCTCTTTTTCTCTTCCGCAGTCATTTACAAAAGAGGAATGTGGCGATGTGCTTGACTATATAAAGTATCTCGAATTCAAAAAGAGTAAAATTAATGAATAAAAACAACCCTTATCCGTTTGTGAGATAAGGGTTGTTTTGGAATTTGTTGGTGTTAATGGATTTCATAAAAGAACTTGAGTAGGATATAATATGTTTGAAATTTATTATTGGGGAACGAATTAGGCTTTAAAATGCAAAAATGTTCCCCAAGGTGCATTGACTGTTGGGGAGAATTATATTATACTTTTACAAGAGAATGTACCCCAAAGGAGAATTATAATGGCCGCAAAATACAATGAAATACAAGAGTTACTAAGAAGCCGTGCTGACCTTAATGCAAGGTTAAATTTAATGCCGTATGACGGAACTCCCGAAATTAAGGAACGAGGTAATGAAAAATATCTTTATGTGAGAAAGCGTGTTGCAGGAAAACAGACATCAACTTATGTAGGTGCATATACGGAAGAATTATATAATTTGCTCCTCCGCAATGCCAGAGAAGCCCGTGAAATCAGGAAAGAACTTCGCAGTATAGATAAACAACTTGCAAATGCGGGATATTCAGAAGATGAACTTTCTTCTGATGTTATAAACAATATTGCGTTTGCCCGTGCAAATATGAAAATGAATATATATGATCAGGCTGTTCTTGAGGGTGTTGCTACATCATTCCCACAAACTGAAGAAATCATAGATAACGGTAAAATTTCCGGTGTGACTGCAACAGATGTTCAGAAAATTTTGAATTTAAAACACGCATGGGAATTTATTTTGGATCGTGATGTAATAGCAAGTCGTTCCGACTACTATATGCTCAGCCATATAGCAAGAGTTGTTAATGAAGGATTTTTTGCGGAAGGCGGAAGAATTAGAGGAGTTCCGGTTACTATCGGAGGTTCTTCATATGTTCCACCGTTGCCTAATGAGTTGGATGTAAAAGAAAAAATCCGTGAAATTATAGAAGAAAGTGATGAAGTTATCAATACGGCAATTAAGTTGTGCCTTTATTGTATGAAAACACAAATATTTCTTGACGGTAACAAGCGTGCCTCTGTAATTTTTGCAAATCACTATCTTATTTCACACGGTGGCGGATTTCTGGTGATTCCTGAAAAGGAAGTGCCTGAATTTAAAAGACTGCTTGTAAAATACTATGAGGGTGAAGATATAACCGTAATTGCAGATTTTATGAAAAAGTATTGTTGGAAAAAGATAGAGTAAAAACAAAAAAAGAAAGTACCCGTTTGAGTACTTTCTTTTTTGGTGCGCCAACAGGGACTCGAACCCTAATAAAAATGGCTTAAATACTGATGCTTAGGTGCTTATGACGAAACATTGACGAAAAAATTATCATACTGCTATTATATGCGATAACTCTTCATCAATTTTTCGCATAATTTTTTTATTATTTTCTTTTGCTCGTCTGTTGCTGATATCGGTGTAAACATCTTTCGTTGTTGCCTCGTTTGCGTGTCCGAGCAATCTCTTAGCTTGTGTAATATCAATTCCTGCCTCGTTCAGAAGTGTAGCGTAATTGTGCCTCAGACAATGAGCCGAAATAACAGTAAGGTTATTATCGGTAGCATACTGTCTTAATCCCACATTAGCACAATATGCATCCCATATCTTCTTGTAATGAGATTCGGAAAGTAATTTACCGTCTTTATCTGTAAACAGATAACCTTTTTTCTTCTTTGGAATGTGTAACATAAGCTGTTCGGGAATATATATATCTCTGATACCTGAGTCGGTTTTAGGTGTCTTAAAAAAAGGTCGATTTCCCTTCCAAGACAAGCTTTTGGTGATATGAAGTGTATTAGTATCTCTGTCAATGTCTTCATAGCACACAGCTAATGCCTCGCCTCGTCTGCATCCAGTCATTAAGACGAACAATGCAAACAACCCAAAAGGCTTATCAACATTATCGAAGATTATTCTTATTTCTTCCTCTGTCGCAATTCTACGCTTTGTTGACTTCTTCCCTTTCGCTTGGATATAATCACAGGGATTGCTTTCGATGCCAAAGTCACCTTTTCTAATGGCATAAGAAAAGACACTCGAAAAGACCGCAAGGTGATTTCTTTTAGTTTTCGTAGTGTATGATTGTGGTAAACTGTCAATACACCGTTGTATATCAGATGGCTTGATATTTGCGACCATATCGTCTGAAAAAGTTTCTGACAACACTCTGAGTGCGTGAGAGTATCCGCTTTGCGTTGACTCAGATAATGTCGGTAGATATTCCTCTTTATAATCTGTTAATAATACACCAAGCTTTTGACTTTCCTCAACTTCCTGCTGATATAGCAGGATTTTTTTATTTAACTCGGCTTTAGTTTTACCGTAGAAGGTCTTTCGCTTACCATTAATGGTTATTGACTTTTCATACCTTCCATCGGCTCGTTTTTCGGACTTCTTTTCAATTTTCTTTCCACAGTAACAACAAAACTTACTGTTGGTCGGAATCTCTTTCTTGCATTTCTTGCATTTTATCGTTGCTATTTTCATTTTCGACATCTCCGTTGTTTCGTGGATAGCCGAAGTGAGCATCAACTCGCCTTGCAATGAAGAGAGTTAAAAAAGCGAAAACAATCATAACAATTGTTTCAAGCACACTTGCACAAAGTGCAGAACTTGCATCATATGGATTAGCATTCGACATTATTGATATTGATAGCGGTTTTTCAATTAATGACAAAAACACAATTCCGCAGACAATAACCACCCAAAACCATCCTGAATGCTTTTTTTCTTTTTTCATAGTTTTTTTACTCCTTTCGGCTATACTAATAATAGTATAGCATCTGCCTTAATAATTATTATAACTACACACAACAACATTTGTCAACATAAAGGAGTAAAATTTATGAATACAAAGTCAAAAATTATAGCACTTATCAACAACATTGAGGATGAACAACTTTTGAAATTCATTTACAATCTAATAACCAAAGTAATAATTGAGCATATTTAAACTGGTCGATTTACACCAGTTTAAAAAGCAAGTTAAAAAAAGCAGTAAATAAGCCGTTTTACTGCGATTGTTACTGTAAAAAGCAAGTTACAGGCAAGTTAAAAAGGTGAGTAGGATTTTTCCTACTCACCTTTTTGGTTACCCGAAAACTTTTTTGAAGTAATCTTTGATTGCGGTTCTCTGCTCAGGTGTCAATTCAAGATATTCTCTGATTAACTTTTCGTCAAGGTCATCAATTGCGTATCTGCCTTTAATCGCTGTGATGATTGAGTCATCAGATTCCATCTTCATTTCACCGTTACCGTATTTGAGCCAGTCATAGTTGACATCAAATTGCTTGCAAATAAGTAATAATACTGATTCTTTGATTGAAACTCTATCTCTTTCAATATTATTTATTGCATCTCTTGTTGCTCCTAATTTTTCACCAAACTTTTCTTGACTCATTTTGTTCGTTTTGCGTACAAGCTTAATTCGCTCAGTAAGGTCACTCATATTGTCCCCCCTTTCACATATTATTATATCATATATTTTGAGTAAGTCAACCCAATAAAGAAAAATAAAATTTTATTTTTTTACTCAAAAGGGTTGACACACTCAAAAAATGGGTTTATAATGGGTTTATCAACCACGAAAGGGGATGCAAAATGAGTAAAATGGATAAACTCGTTGAGAATGTTACTCAGCGTGAAAAGGATGCCGAAGAATTTGCAAAAATCATTGATGAGGCAAAAAAGAAAGGTGCATCCGCAGATAAGATGGCTCTCGTTATGACAGCGTTCAAACTTGGCTATGCAGTCAAAGAGAGCGAGGTGAGTAAATAATGGCACGAGAGAAAGAAACTTACCGTTCAATTCTCGACAGGCTTGACGAGAGATTTCCAAACAGGGAACTCATCTCGCAGAAAGACTTTGCGGATTTCCTCGGTAAGAGCCGATTCTTCATTTACAACAACTTTGAAGACATCAAGATTGTCGGTGGCTATCCAAAAACATCAATTGCGAAAATGCTTGCGAGGTGAGCCGATGTACGCATTTCTTATGTTATGTGTTTTGCTTACCGTAGGTGCAGTTTTAATCTGCGACAACAAAAAATAAAGGAAGGATGAAACACTATGACAGAAAAAGAATTTATTGACAGTCTTAATGAAGAGGCTGTTGTCATCAGCAAGGCTGAGTATGACAGACTGAAAGGCGGTGAGGGTAATGGATAAGTACGGTTGCGGTAACTGCGGTCATACTTGGTATGACAATGAAGAACCGACAAAATGTCCGAAATGCAAAGACTGGGATATATATCCTATTCTTGTATGTGAGGACTGCGGTCTTGAAGATGCAAAGGAAGACTTTCCGTTTCACAAATTATTTGACGGAATGTGTAATGAATGTTTTTGCAAAAGCATACCAAATGCGAAAATTGCAGAATATATCAAATACTTTGTTGAAACCGAAAGTAAGTCAAAATCAACGGCACACTTAGATTATCCCGAGTCGTATTGCGAAAATATTGTTGTTCAATGGGTTTTTGTTATGAATTTCGATTACAGCCTTGATGTTCATCGAATTGCAATACATTACTTATATTTACAGATATTGTCTGCCCTTAATAGCGATAGTGTTGCCTATAACACTGATTTGATATGTGAAAACGCAAGAGATTGGGCTTTCGATGACTTAGGTAGCTTTTATGAATGGTGGTGTAAAAATGGAAAACAACAAAATCACAGTTAAACAAATCTTGGATATGGCAACCAAATACCAATTTTCAGATTGGCGACTTGAAGGAGCAAGAACAGGAAAATCTATATGCCAAAGCAATTATAGAAGCTCAGTAGTTAATGAATACTACGAAAAAATCGTTGCTTCTATATATACAGAAATATTTATACAAAATATAGCAAATCACGCAACCTCACGGCTTGTAATAACCGTTTCAGGAGAATAGCGAAAGGAAGAAAAAACTATGAATTTATACGAAATGACAACAACGGCAAAACAGTTAATGCAGTTATTCGAGGATGGCGATATTCCCGAAGATGCCGTCAATGATACTCTTGAGGGTATTGGAGTGCAGGACAAGCTCGAAGATTACTGCAAGGTAATCAAATCTTTTGAGTATGACTCCGATAATATCGACAGAGAAATCGAAAGACTCAAGTCAGCTAAAGAACGCACGCAGAAAGCCGTCAACAGGCTCACGAAAGCAGTTACCGAGTATCTTGCAACTACGAAGAGCCGTAAAGCAACAGCGGGTACATTTGCTTTATCGCTGAGAAAATCGGAGTCGGTTCAGATTACCGATGAAAGCAAAATACCTGAAAAATTCATCGTTACCAAAACAACGGTTAAGACTTCCCCCGACAAAACCGCAATTAAGAAATTTCTTAAAGAAAACGAGGAGAATGCGGTTGAAGGTGCGATGCTTGTTGTCAACGAAAATCTTCAAATTAAGTGAGGTGTGATAAGTGTCAATCTATGAAAAATTGCTCTCAATTCAAACCGAACTGAAAGCACCAAAATCACAATACAATAAATTTGGCGGTTACAATTATCGTAACTGCGAAGATATCGCAGAGGCTCTCAAACCTCTGCTGAAACAGCATAATGCAACGGTACTGTTGACCGATGAAATTGAAAACATCGGTGACCGTTTTTATGTTAGAGCGAACGCAACTTTTATTGACATTGAGAGTGGAGAAAAAGTCACAGTTTCAGCTCTTGCAAGAGAAGAACTTTCAAAAAAAGGAATGGACTCATCTCAGGTCACAGGCTCAACATCATCATACGCAAGGAAATACGCACTTAATGGTCTTTTCTGTATTGATGATACAAAGGATGCCGATATGCTGAATAACAGCAAAGAGTACACAGCACCACCAAAGGCACAGAAACAGCCCACAAAGCCTGTACAGCCACCAAAACAGGCAAGCAATGCAATTATATGCCCTGTATGCGGAAAGCCTGTACAGCCAGTCAGAGCGAAAGACGGTAGCGGTTACATTCCTGCCGATGTAATCATTAAGCAGTACGGTAAATGTCCTAACTGCGTGAAGGCGGAAAGGCATCCTAATAATGCTTAACAGGGTTGTGTTACAAGGACGGACAACCCATCATCCCGAATTGACTTATACGAAAAAAGGAACGGCTATACTCCGTTTTAGTATAGCCGTAAACGGCATCAATTCAACAAGCTTTTTTGACTGCTTTATGAAAGGCAAAGATGCCGAATCTCACGAACTGATGGGTAAAGGCACAGAGGTCTTTATCGTAGGGCAACTAATGCAACGAAGGTATAAACGAAAGAATGGTGAAAATTCGTTTAAGACGGAAGTTTTTGCCGAGGAATGTAATTATATTACTTTCTCAGATTATGACAGTACAGGACAAAATACGGCAAGGAATGAGGTGATACATAGTGACTAAGGGATTTGTTCAATTTCCGAGGTGGATGTTCAGCGATGAAATGCTTAATCACGATGAAGTGTACTGGTGCTTATGGTGTCGATTAATGGCTAATGCTAACTATGCAGACGGTACAGTTATCTTTAACGGCAAGCCGATGACGATACATAAAAATCAGCTTATTGTTACCCGAAAAAAGCTCAAAAGTTTTGTTCCGTTTGCCTCTGAAAGCAAGATTGAAAGAGTCTTGAACAACCTCGAAAAAGCAGGATACATTGAACAACAAAAAACCCGCCAAGGACGGCTTGTTTCCTTGGTTTTTTCAACATCGACTCAAAAAAGTGAACAACGGGCGAACAGCGATTTTGATGTTTTTGGTAGTAAACCTTGTACGAATGGTGATATTGAAAGTGAACAACAGATGAACAGCCAAAAACCGCTTGCTGACTGCGTTTCAGAAGTCTGCTTGTCTGAAAGTGAACAACAGATGGACAACAAACGAACAACAGATGAACAACAAACGGACAACAGATGGACACAGAATAATAAGAATAAAGAAAGTAAGAAGAATAAAGAAGGTAAGAAAGATATATTGTCGAGCAACCTCGACATCGTGAAATCCGTTGTCGATTACCTCAACGAAAAGTGCGGAACGAAGTACAAACACTCGTCAGCGGAAACACAACGGTTGATTGTCGCAAGACTCAATCAAGGTTTCAGTCTTGAGGACTTTAAGCAGGTGATTGACAACAAGGTCGCCGACTGGGGTAATGACTCGCAGATGTCGAAATTCCTCCGACCGCAAACACTGTTCAGCAACAAGTTTGAGAGTTACCTCAATCAATCATCGTCAGTCTTCAATGTTGAACAGACTAAACCATCGTACAACATCGAAGACCTCGAAAAAATAAATCTGTTGGAAGATTTTGCGTAGCGAAAAAATAGGAGTCACAAATTTCACGAAAGGAATTTGAAAATGCCAACTAACTGGGATGCAGTCAACGCACAATGTCCGTTTTACTTGACGGAAACAATCAACACGATTACCTGCGAGGGGATTATCGGTCAGACCGATGTACACGGCTTTCACTTGCGAGCAGTCAAGGCAGAACACAAAAACAAGTTTTGCAACCGCTGTTTCAAGCGATGCAAATACTACATCGCATTGATTGATGAAAAATATCCCGAAGAAAAACCTTCAACGAAAAAAAGATGAAAAATCTACGGTGTGTGAAATGTGGCAGAGAGTTTTATTCTGCGACAATTCAGAGATGCAAATTCAGTAAATCGGGAGCGTTTGTGTGTATGTACTGTTGTCAGCGGAACTGCAAATACGCACAACCGCATCCGAACGGAGTGAGGTGTGGATACAACAATGCAAAGCAAATACAACAACCGTAAAGTCCGTTGTTGGGGAGAAACCTTTGACAGTATGCTTGAGTGTGAGAGATACAAGTATCTCAAGGCTCTTGAGCAACAGAAAGTCATATCAAACCTGCGGAGGCAAGTGAAATATGTCCTCTTACCCTCTCAGAAGGATTCTAAGACAAGAAAAACAATCGAGAGGGAAATTACATACCTTGCCGATTTCGTTTATGAGAAAGGCTCTCAGACGATTGTAGAGGATGTCAAGGGAATGAAAACGGATGTCTACAAGATAAAGCGAAAGCTGATGCTTTATTTTCACGGAATCCAAATCAAAGAAGTTACAAAGGAGACGAAAACTTGGGCAGTTTAGAAAATAACGAATCAATATCCAAAGAACAGTTGATGTTCGAGAAGTGCAAGGGCGATGTTAAGATACCGACATTCGATGCACTCAAGGCACAGGCAAGACTAAAGAAAAGTGTGTTTAATCGTTTTCAGTCAATAATGTCGGCATACAATCTGACTGGCATTAATTTTTACAAGTTTCTTGGTCGAGGATATCAACTTAACCTGCCATATCTTACGATGCAGGACATCACATACGCACTCAAAGTTACACCGTCATATCTTCTCTGTATTGACGATGTGAACAAGTTTGATGAGTACAGGGCAGGATATATATCGCTTGGTGATATCTTGCACTACATATACGAAGAAAATATGATGTCTGATGTTGACTTGGCAAAGGTACTTGAATGCTCGACAACATCACTCGGTAAGGTAAGACACGATGGTGTCCTTCCTGCAAGAAAATTCATTTATAATCTTGCAAAGCAGTTTAATCTTGACATTAATAACCTTTACGGTTATTTCAAAAAATAATTTAAAAGGAGAAAAACAATGGAAAATGAATTAAGAATCACATTTGACAGCGATGGTAACTGCGAGGTAGAAATCCACGGTTTGTCAGGAGCAAAACTTATGATAGCTATCAACGAATTAATCAACAGCGTTAAGAAGACTTCTGAGCGGTGCGGTATTTCGAAGAATGACAAGATTTTTAACAAACACATTCAGAAGGCTGTCGACAGAGCATTAAATGGAGAACATTTTACTTCGGAAAAAGATGTTGCAACAGAGATGCTTAAGGATGCTTTCACGGAATTGATTAATGACCTATTTACTGAGGATGAGGAGGGAGAGAAAAAAGATGAAGAATAAGAATCCGTTCAAAAGGAATCTCAACAGAGAATCAAAACCGTTTCTCATCGTCAAGAAAGTTAATGACAATGAGGCTATAAGCGATATTGAAAATATCGACTCAGAACTTGAATTGATGTCGCTGACAATCTCAGCTGTTGCCACATCTATCGTTGTTGCAAAAAAAGAGGGATATACAGGCTATGCTAAAAAACTTGCTAAAGTCATCACCCATATGGTTGACGATTCTCTTTTTGATTTTGTAAAAGAGGTGTAAACAATGAAAAGAATGCTCAACAGGATATCTGATACACCTGTGTACAGATATTCAACAGGATTTACGATTGCTGTCTTATCAGCGTTAAAGTCAACACTTATGTGGATTCTTGAGAGAGGCTCTCTGTTTCTCGGCATCACCGCTATTATAGCGGGGACTGCCATTGACAGTCCTGCTTATAGATTCATTGTGCTGATAGCGTATGTTTTCATTGCACCGATTTATGCGTTTTTCTCACTTCGCAGAAAGGAGCATCACAAATGAAAGCTAATTGGAAAGCACGCAACAAGCAGTACAATGACCGTCATAAGGGCGAAATCTTCGATGTAGGCATTGGCTACGGTCTTGAGTTAGCATCGGTTGTACTCAATCATTATTTTGGATTCGGAGCGAAAAGATTGTATCAGCTTAATATTGAGGCTCTTCATTACATTCACAAGATGAAGGATGATGCAGAGCAGTACACCGAAGAATACAAGGATAATGTCGAGTACGGCTCAATTAAGATGCACAGAGAGTTTGAAAAAATTATGGCTCTCAAGCATCACGGCATTGATTATGGCAAAAAGCTGAAAAATACAATCGACAGCGGAAGTTATCTAAATACAGAGATTGAGGTGGATTAAATGATAAAGTATGAAAGTGTTTGTAATTCTGATGTGCTTGATGAAATCAAGAGTGGAAAAAATATCTTTTTGCTCGACAGGGCAACAAACAATGTTAGTTGGGTAACTGATATGACTGTAGAAAGCCTTGTAAAAGTTTTTAAGCACGACAATAAAGATAACAGATATGAGTTTTTTAAGGAAGTGGAAATAAATGAGTAAAGAAGAGAAACCAATCTTGAACTTGCGGAAAGGCTGTCCGTTTTGTGGTAACACGGACTTATGTTATGGGTATGATTCCGTTTTGAACAGAGTTGACATTGTATGTAAAGCTTGTAAATTCACTTTCATATATAAAATTGAAAAACCTACAAACGCACTTCTGTTTGCTGAAGGTATATGGAATTCAAGAGCCGATGAGGAAAAGCCGACAGCAGAATCAACAGCGGAGGCTATCTTATCAGAACTCAAGAGCATTAACACTCATCTCGCAAATATGAAAGGATATGTTGTGTATGGTGAGAATCTCAAAGATAAGTTAAGAAAGGAAACTTGGTAAAATGTATCACGGATCAAATACAAAGGCTTACGCTATAAGGTCTTTTCTATCCGTTGGAAACGGAAAAATCGCAATTGGAAAGATTGTGCGAAAAAACGCAAGGCAATGAAAAAGGATTGGGAAAGGAAGTGCAAAAATGATTGATTGTTCAAAAACCGAGAATTATTTTGCTGAAAAGCGGAGAATGACGAAAAGAGCAGAGAAGGGACTATGTAAACTTAGCTGTTCTGACTGTCCTTTATGTAATAATAACAACGGTGAAGGTTTATCCTGTGCAACCTTTGAAATGTATTACCCTGAAAAAGCAATTTCAGCAATACAGCGATGGAGCGATGAGCATCCGCCAAAGACATTTCTTACAGAGTTCTTGAAGAATTATCCGAACACTCTGCTTAGAATAGACGGAACACCTAAAGTTGTATGTCCTTATTACTTAGGGCTGATAAGCAGAGATGATTGCAGGAAAGACCATAACTGCGTTAAATGTTGGAATCAGCCTTTACCTATCAAGGAAGGTGAAGAGTGATGGAAATTATGTACAACGAAAAAACAGGAAAGTTTGAACCTGCTAAAAAGCCGTATAAGACCGTTGAAATCAGATACGAAACCAAAGAAGATTACAACAATTTTGAAAAAATACTTGAGTTAAGTAAGTCGAGAAAGCCTATTCTGGCTGATGAACAGGTTATCCGTTATGTGACTACATATGAGTGTCCTAACTGCGGAAGGCAATTCACAGGAAAAGGCATAGCAAATTACTGCTATAATTGTGGGCAGAGGTTTGACTGGTCTGGCAAAATGGAGTGTGAAAACAATGATTGAAAAAGAATTAAAAATCCGTGATATTTGCGGTGACTATGCTTTGGATATACCGTTCGCAGACGGTAGTGTAGACACGATATACTTTAATTCAAAACGAAATGCTGAAACAGTTAAGCATATTATCGAAGTTGACGGTAGTAAACCTAACGAAGCAACCGTGTGTGATGCGCAAAAGATTAAACACGGAAAGTGGAATTTTGAAAAAGATATTTGCGGATGTACTTGGTTTATTTGCCAAAACTGCCATAAACATATCATTATGACAAAGCATAGATTGTATCCATATTGCCCTTACTGTGGGGCAAAAATGGATAAGGAGTGTGAAAAGTAATGGCATTCCCCGAAAAGCTCAAAGCGTTAAGACTTGAAAATGGATTAACGCAAGATGAATTGGGCGAAAAGCTCTACTTGAGTAGGTCAAGCATCTCAAGCTATGAAATCGGAAGAAATGAGCCTACCATCGAAACCATAATTGCTGTGTCAGATTTATTCAATGTCACAGCAGACGAATTGTTGAGATAAGGAGTGATATAGAATGAAATATTATTACAAATTGATTAACAATGAAACAAATGAAATAGAGAGCTATGTAGAAAGTTCTGGATGTATAAGACCTGAAAACCTTTGTGATATACTTGGACTTAGCGGATATCACGCTGTAAGCTGTACAAAACAAGAATATGAGGAAGAGGCGTATGATGAAAATACCTAAACTAAAAATCAAGGTGAAGGAGAGGTGACATAGAATTGACGGCGAGAGAGATTAAGGGTGAAATAATAGATTTTGAACCGTATCGTGTGAAAAAGGAGCTTGAACAATTTAAAGATTACGATGAAAAGAACTTTTTTGCAGATTGTTATGTTAGTGACGAGTGCAAAAATCCAGACAGTTACGGAATTGTATGTGTAAAATGTGGAGAGTGCGGACGCACTTTTACAAAAGATGGAATTTTAAAGGAGAATTAAAATAAATGAAAGTACACCATTATAATGATAGAGTCAAAGTGACCGTGGCAGAAAAACCCAAACCCTGTCCGTTTTGTGGTTTTGAAGCAGAAGTGGTAAAGGTCACATATTCAACAGGTTTACAAGGTTATGAAATCAATTGTATGCACGAATACAAATGTTATTTATTCTGTGCGACTGAAACGGCATATTGGAATTCAGCAGAGGATGCCGTAAGAGCGTGGAATCAGCGTGAAGAAGGTGAGTAAAACAAAATGAAAAATATTAAAATCTTGACAGCAAATGATACAGTAAATGATTGCTTGAAAATTGAACCGAACAAACACAGCGACACAGACTTAGCTTGGCTCACCGAATTAGCAGATAAGTTTACTGCGGAAGAGTTACAGAAAATGTATGACTCAATTAAAACACGCAGAGAGAAAGATGATGCGGAATTGTTCGTTGACAAGGCTGTTGAAAAGCAGATACCTATTTCCCCCTCAAACAAAGCCTATTGTCGCTCTTGCGGTTCTAAGCTTTCAAGGAACGAAAATTATTGTTCCAATTGCGGACAAAAGCTGAATTGGAAAGGAAAAGAATTTGATTTACTCTTCGACGATTTGACTGATGAATTGAACTTAATTGAAATCGAAACATCCGTTCCAAAGGTGCTGATTTATCCGAATCTTATCTATTACAAGCAGTAAGGAGAATGATAGCAAATGAAATACTATGAAATTAACGAAACTGCCGCAAGACAAGCCCGTGAGATGTGGTCTTTTAGAGATTACCAAAAAGGCGAAGAAACAGGAGCATACAGAAGTCAGGTTGATAAATGTTACAGCCTTGATGACACGGAAAGAGGCGATGGCGGCTTTGGCTCAACAGGTAAATAACTGCTGTTATAACTGCTCAGAGAGGCATTTGAGATGCCACAGCAATTGTGAAAAGTACAAAGCATTCAAAGAGGATGTACGGAAGAGGAATAATTACATATGGGAGCATATCGAATCACAGAATGCTCTTGCAAGCAGTATTATAAGTCGCAATCTAAGGAAAAATAAAAATCGTAGATAAAGCAAAAAGAGCATCTCAAAACGAGATGCTCTTTTTGTTCTGCCATAGGAGGGTGAGAGTATTGCATTTATATCAAGAAGGTAGTTGTAGAAAGGCAGGACGGACAGCCTGTTAATTGTTGTTGTGTTTCAACATCCACAATTGAAACACACTGAAAGATGGTGTTGTCGAATGCCCTGCCGAAGTCACGCAAACAAGTCATCGGACAACCTCTGTCCGTCCGAGTCATCAGACGATGACAAACAATGAAAATCACAACAGGAAAAGGACTCCTGCTAATTTAATTATAACATACCTGTTTAAAAAAGTATATGTTTGAAAGTTTATTTTTTGAGGTTAGTAATACAACCAAAAAAAGCACATAATAAAGTCACTCACAAGGTAATACAACGAAAGCGAAGTGATGAAATTGAACCCCGAAGTTATCGTGTCGCTTTTATCCCTTACAGGCACGGTCATTGGTTCTCTCTGCGGTGTGTTGGCGAGCAATCGTATGTCAAGCTACAGAATTTCAAAGCTTGAGGAAAAGGTTGAAAAGCACAACAATCTGATTGAGAGAACTTACAAAATCGAACAGCACGACGCTGTTGTTGACGAGGAAATTAAGGTTGCCAATCATCGGATTGATGACTTAGAAAAAATCAGTGAAAGGAAAGATTGAAAATGAAAAAGATTTTTACCAGAAATTGGGCGAAAGCAACAGCAATCAGAGCAATTAAGACCGTTGCTCAGACTGCTGTTGCAACAATCGGTGTGTCTGCCGTTATGACGGATGTAAACTGGGTTGCGGTAGGTTCTGCAAGCCTTTTAGCAGGCGTGCTTTCTGTGCTGACATCGGTGGCAGGTCTACCCGAAGTATCAGAAAGCGAGGAGTAACAATGGCTAAATATCGGAAAAAACCTGTTATTATTGAGGCACATCAGACCGACAAAGAAATGATTATTCACACCCTTGAAGGCGATATGAAGGCAAATGTTGGGGATTACATTATCACAGGTGTAAACGGTGAGAAGTACCCGTGTAAACCCGATATTTTCAAAAAAACTTACGAGAAAGTGGAGGAATAACAATGAAAGTTACTGCTATTGATGTCAGCTACTGTCAGACAAAAGTTGACTACAACAAGGTTAAGAACAGTGGTATTGATGCTGTGATTATCCGTGCAGGATTCGGCGAGGAAACCTATCAGAAAGACTCTGAATTTGAAACGCATTACAGAAACGCTAAGAAAGCAGGTCTTGCGGTCGGAGTATATTGGTATTCTTACGCATATTCTGTTGCAGAGGCAAAGCAGGAGGCTAAGGTATGCCTTGCGTGCATTAAGGGCAAAACGCTTGAATTACCTGTGTATTATGACCTTGAAGAGAGCGGTCAGACAAGGCTCGGTATGTCCGCTCTGACGAACATAGCAATTGCTTTTTGTGATGCTATCAAATCGGGTGGTTACCGTGCAGGTGTGTATAGTAATCTTAACTGGCTCAACAATCACCTTGATTATGAAAAGCTCAGAAGTAAGTACAGTATTTGGCTTGCACAGTGGTCATCATCCCCAAGTAAAAGCTGTGATATCTGGCAAAATGCCGATAACGGCAGAATCAGCGGTATCAGCGGTAATGTTGACACGGATGTCATCATTAATAAAAACATTATCAAATCAAAGTCAGAGGTGAAGGAAGAAATGATTAAGTACGGCTCACACAATACAGCGACACTTGCATTTAAGAAACAGTTAATTACTTTGTACAACATGAAAATCATCAAAACAAAAGTCGATAACTCGAATGGTTTTGGTGACGGCACTTTAAAGGCTGTTAAAGAGGCACAGAGGGCAGGTAATATCACAGCTAATGGTATCGTTGATGAAAAAACAGTCAATGTTATCTATCATCTTATCAATGATTGCAATTGGGCTAAAGATAAAAAAATTGCCGACGCTAAAAAGGCACTGTCATAATTGACAGATGCCCAAAGATGCTGTATAATATGAAACACGGAAGTTTGTTTTTTTAATTTCTACTGTGGTAGATTAGTTTTTTTATCCTTTCTTCCGTATAGATGACCTCGTTTATGTCATAGTGTGCGAGGTCATCTTGCTTGACTATCAACACGCACTTTTTGCGTGTTGTTCTTTAAATTGTCTTCATAATTTCCTATATTTTTTACTATTTTACTATGCAGGAAAGGCACACCATAAACGGTGTGCCTTTTTTGTTTTCTTATGACTGTTTTGCTGACTGTTCTGCGATTTGCAGAAGTTTTTCGATAACTAACTTTTCAACATAAATCGGTGGGTTATGTTTTCCCGACTCCCAATCTTGCACAGTACGATACGGAATAAGTAACAAATCCGTCATTGCTCGCTGTGTTAATCCTGCCTTAATGCGTGCCTCTTTAATTGTCATAAAATGTTTTCTCCTTTTTGTTGTTTCTTTTTTACATTATAGCATATACGATGCAGTAATGACCTTCGATTTTCTGAATTAGGAAATGAATTCCATATGCATTTGTGTAACTGAAATATTTTATTGTGCCGGGGCGACTACCCCCACTAAGCACAATATAATCACTGCGTTTGGCATTGTTAAGGGTTGCAATTCGTTCCATAGCGTTAATGCATTTTTCATCATTTTGGCAAAATACACTATCTGCTAAAACAGTTTTGTTATTAGATAAAGTTTCAATAAATTCTTTTTTACTTATTTGAGTCCACATTTTTTTCATTTTAATTCTACTAAAATCTTTAATTATTTTTGCAATCGTCCTCAACAGGAATAGGCTGATTCCAACACTTTACGCAATTATGGACGCACTTATCTACGCTTATCAGTCCTAAGTCAAACGGACAAAGTGAATCAGGTGTCTTGTTATCATAAAGCGGAGTGTTTGGATAGTTTTTTAAAAGCTCCGTAAGAAATGTTTTTTGTGGATGTGCATTGCTCGATTTCTGATGGTTTTTCATAGTGTTTTCTCCTTTTCATTTTTTATTTTGCGTTTGCCTATCGGGATTGTGACCGTCTGACTGTCCGCATTACCCGACCCGAAGGTCGGTCACTCTGCGATTTTTTATCTGTGGGTGTTGCCTTGTGTTTTGATTTGTTGACTATAATATACTACACGGATTTCGTGTTGTCAATGCTTTTTTGAAAAAACTTAAAATTTTTCGGGTTGGATGAGGCTGATAGGCTCAACCGCTTTTGTCTGTCGCATTTTTCGTTAATTACTTACATTCAATACTATCAACTATTGATTTAAGCGTTGTTAATCTGCTTGAAAGATTTTCTAACGCTTCGAGGTCTGCAAATATACCGCCTAATTCATCAAGCGTTATATACTCGTTTATCATTTCGTTTATTCTTTTTGCAAAAATTCTTGTTAATGCTGTTACATCATTCGTATTCATACCGTTACCCCCTTTCATTTGCTTCTGTTCTTGTCAAGAATATCTTTTCGCCGATTTCGTTCATATCATAATATCGCTTATAATCTTTAAGTTTTGCATTTTTTACGGTTGAAACGGCTATTCGGTTGCCTACCCACCCCCATAAATACCATTTTTGAATTGTGCCGTCTTTTTCTTTCGTATAAAGCGTTTGATTATTATTCATCATTAAAACTCCTTTTAACATTTTAATTTTTCCTCTGCCCGTCAAGCCGTTAGCACAGCTTTTAATTATATGCCGTGCTTATAGTGTTTTCGTTGATATATACTGCTCTATATGTTTCATCACGGGGTCAAATATCGTGACTGTCGCATATTGCATTGTTTTATGTACTGTGTATGTGGGTGTGCTTATTATTATCATTTCGCCACCGTTCTGCCGTTCTACCCACTTTTTCAAGCGGTCAATTTCTTTTCTGAGTGTATCGGCTGTTTCGTAATGTGAATACTTTGCAATTTCTATTGTGTAGCCTTCCGCCGCATTTTCATTTTTACCGCATAAATTATAATTGTATTCTGCACGGCTCATAAGCTTTTTAACATATTTTGGTATTTTCATTGTTTACGCCCTTTCTTTAAATGTTTCGTTTTGGCACATTAAGGGCGGTGTGAACCGCCCCTTGCGTTACTCTGCGTTGTTGTGTTCTATTTCAAGTATTCTTTCTCTTACTTCTGCAAACTGCTCGTTATACACATTCAATCGGTATTGACAAATGCAGTTATCTCTTCCATACTCTTTTTTTGTTCTATCGTTTATTTCTTCTTCGTGTTCTATATTTCTAAGTAATATTTCATAAGCCATACTTAAAAGCTGATGTTCTGTCATTGTTTTCAATTCTTTCATTGTTGTGTACCTCTTTCTTTCTGCCCGTCAAGCCGATAGCACAGCAATTAGATGTTATGCCAAGAGTGATTGTTTTTGTGTGATTTTCTCACTTCCGAAGAGTTCACGGATTTCATCAAGACTGAATGTTTTTTTACTCTTTTTTTTGTAATCTTCGTTGTGATAATACCACGCTGTTTTCTTCTTTGAAAATCTGAATTTAAGGGCTTTCAGCTGTTCACGGCAATTGTATGTATTACCTGTTACCCAAACCCAATTACCGCAGATTTCAATTTCAATCCCCTGCAATTTAACAAGCTCGTTGATGATTTTTTTAAATTCTTCGGGAGTTTCTTTCACTTCTTCGGAAGTTTCGTAAACTTTGCCGTCTGCGGTTGATTTTGCATTTTTGAGAACTGCGAAGAGTTCGTCATATTCAGCATTAATCTCTTGCATTTCTTCTGTTGTTCCACCACAATCGGGATGATGTGCCATTGCAAGTTTTTTGTACTGCTTTTTGAGTTCTTCAAGTGTTTTTGGATTGTTAAACCATTTTGTGTTTGCCATAGTGTTTAATCTCCTTTTGTTTTTTTGGAGGTTTCCCTCTGTTGTGCCTTTATAATAGCACGAATTTCGTGCCTTGTCAATAGCTTTTTTGAATTTTTTTGAAAAAATATTTATTCGCTGACTGTTCGCTGACCGTTCGCCGTGTGCGGTTAGCGAATTTTTTTTTGCTTATATAGTATTTAATTTAAACATTATAGTGCAAAAGAGGTGTGACAATGTCATCAAATAAATATCCGTGGGACGAAATAGAGCAAGAGTACATTAACGGCTTGGAGCAGTTTGAAATCCGCAAAAAATATGGTATGGCAGAGTCAACCCTGCGTAGGCATATAGACGAGTACGGTCTGCGTGAAAAAAGACAAAAAGTGACACAAAATGTCTACAAAAAAGCTACTGAACAAATTGAAAAACAAAAAGTTAATAAAATGACAAAGCTCATTAAAGCCTCAGACAAGATGGATGATTTAATCCTTGATTTTTTGAGGCGAGAGGGCGAGGAGTCAAACGGCTATGATGTTATCCCACCGATGCAGACCAAAGACCTGCAAAGTTTGTCAAGAGCGTTGAAAGATGCTGTAGAGGTTAAGCAGAGTCTACACGGCATTATCGGAAGGCTTGAGGCTGAACGGCTTGCCCTTGAGCGTGAACGGCTTGCTCTTGAGCGTGAGAGGCTCAAAGCACAGCAGGACAAGGACAACATAGAGCCAACTATGTTTGCTCTCTCAGATGAGGCAGAGAGGTACGCAGAATGACAAAGATTAACTATTTAGGTGTACCAAATGATAAGCAAAGACAATTCTTGCTTGCAAAGCAAAAATATGTTGCGTATGGCGGAGCAAGAGGCGGTGGAAAATCCTTTGCTGTGAGAATGAAAGCTAAGTTACTGTGTGCGAGATATGCAGGGATAAAGATACTTATAGTCCGTAGAACATATCCCGAATTGCTCAACAACCACATTAACACGCTAAGAGCCGAACTGGCAGGAATTGCAAGATACAACACGCAAGACAAGATTTTTACATTTCCAAACGGCTCAACGATAAAATTCGGCTATTGTAAAAACGATGCTGACTTGCAACAGTATCAAGGCGCTGAATTTGATGTTATCTTCATCGATGAGGCTTGTCTGTTGTCAGAACACCAAATCAAAGCTATTACGGCTTGCTTGCGTGGTGTAAATGATTATCCGAAAAGAATTTATTATACTTTGAATCCAGGCGGTCAGAGTCACGGTTATTTCAAGCGGTTGTTCATTGACCGCAAATTCGGTCAGTATGAACAAGCTGACGATTACTGCTTTATTCAGTCGCTTGTAACAGATAACAAAGCGTTGATGGAAAGTCAGCCTGAGTACATTCAACAGCTTGAGGCATTGCCTCCAAAACTCCGTGATGCTTGGCTCTACGGCAGATGGGATGTCTTCGAGGGTATGTTTTTTGAGGATTTTAGGACTGAGGTTGATGTTGCGGAGGCACACAAGCTCGGCTTATCTCCCGAGGATGCTCTCAAGTATGGTCGATACACAAATGTGATAGAGCCGTTTGATATTCCGCAGGAATGGCGAGTATATCGAGCATATGACTTTGGTTACGGTAAGCCGTTTGCAATGCTTTACATAGCTGTTGACTATGACGGCAGAGCGTATGTTATTGACGAGTATTACGGATGCACGGCAACACCAAACGAAGGAGTTAAATGGCAACCGTATAAGCAGTTTGAAATGCTGTCTGAATACGAACACACACAGCCACAGCTTGCAGGTCGGGATATTCAAGGAGTAGCAGACCCAGCAATTTGGGACGGCTCACGAGGCGAGTCGGTTAACGATGTTGCAGAAAAATACGGCATTTACTTTGATAAGGGACAGAATGACCGTATTGCAGGGTGGATGCAGATGCATTACCGTTTTGCATTTGACGAGGTCGGCAAGCCGATGCTCTATGTGTTCAGTAACTGCAAACACACGATAAGGACTCTGCCTTTGTTGATGTTCGATGAAACAAAAAAAGAGGACTTGGACACAAGCCAAGAAGACCACATTGCTGATGCATTACGCTATTGGTGTATGTCAAGACCGATAGCTCCTGCACGCAAGATTGAACCGAAGATACCACAGCCGAATCCGCTGTCGGAAGATAACGAAAGGAAGAACTATTTATGGCATTAAGACGAAAAAAAAGACGAGAAGAAAAGGAACGCAGACAGGCAGAACAGCAGACAGAACTGCAGAGAACGCAGTCTGCTCCCGATAACCGCATTTTGTGGACTCAAGACGAACGGAATCAGCTTGAACATATGCAAAACAGCTCAGAACTGCCACAGGATAGCACAACAACAGAACAGACAACGCAGATGTCATTTGATGATAATGCACCTACACAGGGCATTGTAGGCAGTGCTACAGCAGAGGCAAAAGCCGTGCTGAATCCTGTTGTAACCGAGCGTACAGTCTTACAAGCATATGACCGATTAATGCGGTACAAGACCTACAAGACAAGTCTTGACAGACGAATCAAAGCGAACGAAGATTACTGGAAACTCCGACAATGGGATTACTACGACCACAATGGCAACAAGAAAAAAGGTGACAACGAGGTCGCAACAGCTTGGCTGTGGAACTGCATTGCATCTAAGCACGCTGACTTGATGGACGGTTATCCCGAATCAAACATCAGACCTAAGCGTGAAGATGATGTTGAAGAGGCAGAAAAGCTTAAGAGCATCTTACCTGTTATCTTCGAGGAAAACGATTACGAAAACACTTACTCAGAACTTGCTAACTACATACTCAAACAGGGTGTGTGCTGTGCAGGTGTCTTTTGGGACGGTACTAAGCACGATGGACTCGGTGATATCTCAGTCGAAAAGATTGATATACTCAATCTGTTTTGGGAGTCAGGTGTGACCGATATACAGGACAGCAAAGAGGTGTTTCATACCTCTCTTGTGGATAATGAATCACTTGTCAAGCAGTATCCACAGCTTGACGGAAAACTCAACAGTCACAAGGTAATATCTGACCAGTATCGTACAGATGATGCCATTGACACAGACGGTAAGACAACCGTTGTAGACTGGTTCTATAAGCAGTCAGATAGCAACGGCAATCAGGTCTTGCATTATTGCAAATTTGTAGAGGGTACTGTACTCTTTGCAACTGAAAATGATGCTAAAAACTATCCAAACGGTTGGTATGACCACGGACTCTATCCCTTTGTTGTTACTCCATTATTCCCTGTTGAGGGCAGTATTGCAGGATACGGCTATACCGACATTGGCAGAGGTGACCAACACGCAATAGATGTACTTACACAGGCTATGCTCACGAATGCAAGGGTAACAAGCAAGCCGAGATATTTCATCAAGACCAACGGAGCGGTCAACGAGGCTGAATTCGCTGATTGGAACAAAGACTTTGTACACACAACAGGCAGTCTTAATGATGACTCAATCATGCCGATTACAACCTCACCAGTACCGACATTTGTTGTCAATACGAGGGAAAACCTCATAGCTGAGATGAAGGAAACACTTGGTAACCGTGATGTGAACAATGGCGGTAGCACTTCGGCTATTGCTACAATGCAGGAGCAGAGCGGTAAGATGAGCCGTACACATAACAAGATTATGTACACGATGCACCGCAAGATTACGAATATGGTTATCGAATTAATCCGTCAGTTTTACGATGTGCTTAGAGAGTACCGTATTACAGGCAAATACGGACAAGAAAAATTCGTACAGTACAACAACGCAGGACTCAAACCACAGAAACAGCCGAGCATTCTCGGCAGAGATATGGGACTTAGACTGCCTTGCTTTGATATAGAAGTAACCGCACAGAAAGCCTCGCCTTACACAAAGATGGAGCAGAACGAACTTGCGATACAGTTGTACAATCTCGGTGTGTTCTCTCCTCAGAATGTCGATATGTCGCTTATGCTGTTACAGACTATGGATTTTGCACACAAGGATGAAATCATACAGATGATAATGCAAAACGGCACAATGTTTGATAAGTATCAGCAGTTACAGAAGATTGCGTTCAACCTTGCACAGCAGGTAGATATGCAGAATGGCACGCAGATGGCTGAACAGCTTGCACAGGCGATTCTCGTTGAGAACGGAAACAATTCCGAAGAACCGAGCGGTAATCTCTCTGTTGATGGCATTACAACAAACGATACATCCGAAAGGTCATTTATGACAAAAGCAAGGGAAAAAGCACAGGCATCAACTCAGGTTAATCAGTAGTAAGGAGAATTCTATATGCTTAAAGTTAAAGTCGACACAAAGAATTACACCGTAACAATGAGAGGTCACGCAGATTTTGCCGAGAATGGTAAGGACATTGTGTGTGCAGGAGCATCAACACTCTTGTACACGCTTGCAAACACGCTTGAAGAATTCCGCACAGCTATGACAGAATCACCGTCATTTACTATCAGCGGTGAGGGTGAGAAACAGCGTGTTACATACAGATGCAAACCTAATGAGGAATACGAGCCTAATGTGCAGTTAGTTTTTATGACCGTTACAACAGGCTTTAATCTGCTTGCCGAAAACTATCCCGACAACATTAAGCTGACCGTTATCTAATTTTCTCCCAACTCTCTCCCAAAGTTTCTAAGCACCCAATTATGGGTGCTTTTTTTATGCCTAAAATAACATTTTGCTGATGACCGCAAAATGTTCAATTCGTAAAAAACACCCATTTTTACGAATTGCAAAATTTTTTATCGTTTTGAAATTGATGGTTTGAGGTGTTTTATTCTGCAATGATAAATTGAGAACATAGGCTCGTGACCTTAACCACAGACTTTTTATGGAAGGAGATAGCAATGGATAAGACTATCTCAACAGCCGTTGTTACTGAACTTATGTTCCGTTGTTTCAACATTCAGCTTTTTGCTGACGGTGGCGGTGGTGCATCTGCAGGTGCATCCGCAGGAGCAGGAACAGGTGAAGGCTCAACAGGCATTGCGGGAGAAATAACAAACACATCGTTCCCTGCCGATGGCAAAGGCTCTGCACCGAAGATTGTTTACGGTAAGCAGAGTGAAAGCAACACCGAAGTCGGTGCTGTTCCCGAAGAAAAGCCGAAAATGACTTTTGCTGAACTCGTCAAGTCTGACGAGTGGAAAGACGATGCCCAGAAGTATATGGACAAAGCTTTCTCGAAGAGATTCAAGGAGCAGGAGTCGCTCAAGGCTGAGAACGCAAGAATGCGTGACATCCTCAACATAGCTAATGTCAGATACGGACTTGATTCCGAATCAGAAAGCTTTCTCGATGACCTCAGCAACAGTATTCAGAACGATACGAAACTGTATGAAGATGAGGCACTTGAGGCAGGATTACCTGTTGAGGAATATGTCAAAGTCAAGAAAGCAGAGAGGATTCTTGAGAACAACAAGCGTGAACAGGCGGACAGAGAAAGACAGATATTTATCGACAATCATTGCAGAAACCTTGTGAGTCAGTCGGATGCAATGAAAGAGCAGTTTCCGTCTTTCGACCTTGAAACAGAAATGAGTAATCCACAGTTTCGCAAGCTCGTTGACCCGCAGGAATTAGGCGGTATCGGTCTTTCAGTAGACAACGCTTACCGTGTGATTCATTACAAGGACATTCTCAACGCAACAGTAAACAATGCGGTCAATCAGACAGCTATCAACACTGCAAATGCAGTTAAAGCAAATAAAGAAAGACCGAGGGAAAACGGTATGAATCACCGTGCATCCGTCATTGTGAAGGATGACCCATCACAGTTTACTCTTGATGACTTCAAGCGTATCAAGGAACAGTTTTTAAGAACAGGTGTTGCTCCAAAATTCTAACAATAAAGGAGCATTATTATGTCTAACATTATGTACAATCTTATTCTTCAGCTTTTTGCTGACGAAACAACATTGAACGCAAATAAAACATCCGCAAGTGGAATGTCCCCGACAATGAAGACATTCTACGATACTTCCCTTCTTGAGAATGCAAGAGCCGAACTTATCTTCAATCAGTTTGGCGACAAGCAGAAAATTCACGGCAACAAGTGCGAATGGAGAAAATTCAACACATTTCCGAAAGCTCTTACCCCGATTACCGAAGGTGTTACACCGACAGGACAGGCTTTCGGTATGACGAAGATTGAAGGCACAACATCACAGCACGGTGATTACACAACAATCACAGACAGACTCGAGTATGAGGCATATGACCCGATTATTCAGGGCTGTACAGAAGAGATGGGTGCATCGGCAGGTGCGACTATGGACACTCTCACCAGAAATGTCCTCATTGCAGGTAACTCTGTTATGTACTGCCCGAAGAAGGACGGCACAGTAATCTCAACAAGAGATACACTCACAGCAGATTGTGTTCTCACTCCTGCGGTTGTAAAAAAGGCTGTTACTTGGCTCAAAAAAAACAAAGCACCGAAGATTAACGGTAGCTATGTATGTCTTATCCATCCCTCGGTCGCTCATGACCTTACAGAGTCTGACGAGTGGAAAGAGTACCACAAGTACAATGACACAGCACCGATTTTCAAGGGTGAAATCGGCGAACTTCACGGTTGCCGTTTCGTTGAATCAACAGAATGTAAGATTCACGCACACAACAAACTCGGCATCGCTACATATGACACACTCTTTCTCGGTGCAAAGGCTTTCGGTATCATTGAGCCTGAGAACGAGTCAATGCATATGATTATCAAGGATAAGTCGGAGATTGGCGGTCCTCTCGAACTTTACAGCACAGTCGGCTACAAATTTAGCCACGGTGCTAAGATTCTTTATGAGGAGAGAATCCTCCGTGTCGAGTCAGGTTCTTCTTACTCATCTGCCGATGAAGAAAACTGATAAGGAGATTATCTTATATGGCTACAAATTCAAATAAGAATGCAGGTCTTACAGGCAAGAAGGTTACTGCTATTCTTCCCCGTGACCCTCAGATTGAAGGTGACGGAGCAGAACAGGAATTCTTCTCGGTCAACGGTCACAATATTCTTGTGCAGACCGATGTACCTGTCGAAGTAGATGAAATCTTTGCTGAGGTTATCAATAACAAAGCAAAGGCTCGCACACAGGCGAGGGAATTCATCAAGAAAATGGCATTCAAAGACAGCAAGCCGATGGCTTGATTATGAGATTAAGAGGCGGTTTTTCCGCCTCTTTTTTGTTTTTAAGGAGATGAAAATATGGACTACATTACAATAGCTGATGCAATTGATATGATTGATGCAACAGTACCAAACAACCGCACGGAAGACGAAAAGATTGCTTGGCTTGACTCTCTCGACAGAATGGTTAAGAACGAAGTCTTTGATACGCACGAAGGTTATGAAGATACAGACTTCATCGGATATGACGAGAACACATCACGCAATCAGCCGTTACTAATTCCGAAACCGTATGCAGTAGAGATTTACAAAGCATTTCTTGAACTTCAAATACACCTCGTCAACAAGGAGTATGACAGATACAACGCATCATCTGCACAGTACAGCAACCATTATGACTCTTTTGTCAATTGGTGGCATTGCAACCATATGCCCAAAGAGATTGCTCATATAACATTTTAGGTGGTGATACTATGGCTTTTAATTTTCCACAGCTTGATTCATCCTCTGCACAGCGAGAGTATCAGGAACAGTTTGCAGGATATAACCACAACATCCGCATCGGTGACACGGAGTTTTATGATATGCAGAATATGACAGGCAATTACTATCCTGTGTTGTCACCGAGAGATAAGAGAGGTATTGTACAACAGTTTACCAAACCAAAATGCATGGCAAGCCGTGATAACCTCTGCTACATTGACGGTATGTATTTATACATTGACGGCGAAAAGGTTGACCATATTATTTTGACGGACACAGAAAAAACAATGGTATCAATGGGTGCATACCTTGTTATTTTCCCAGACAAGGTCTTTGTTAATACGGAAGATATATCTGACTGGGGATATCTTGATAACACTATTGAAATAGCAACAGAGGTCAACAATGTTGTATATACGATGTGTACGCAAGATGGCACTAAATATCAGTACCAAAACCCAAAAGGCAAAAATTATGTATATGTAGGTGATGAGTCACCAAATGTCGGTGAGAAGGAAACAGTCGCAAACGGATATAAATGGCTTGATACAAGCGGTGACACGCACTATCTAAAGGTATGGAATTCAAACACACGGATGTGGTCATCTCTATCAACAACCTATGTGCGTATTGAGTCAACAGGCATCGGACAAGGTTTTAAAGAAGGTGATGCCGTAACAATCAGCGGTTGTGACTCCTCTTCCTCTTCGGGTAGCGACAAAATCAAAGAACAGATTGATGCTCTTAACACCTCGATGCTCATTAAATCTATTGACGAGAAGGAAAACTGGATTGTAGTTACTGCAATACTTGATAATGTTGTCACTCAGTCTACAGGTACAGTCAAGCTTGAGCGTGTTGCTCCGATTATGGACTTCGTTATCGAATCAAACAACCGTCT